GCCAGGCGAGAATCCAGATGCCTGCTTATCAACTTCATGCCTAGCGAAGAAACTGACCATTCGGCCAATGGTTTCTTCCGAAAGATTCACTCGATTTGAAATGTCGCGAGCGCGAGCAACTCCAATGGCAGTTCCACCTCGGTTAAATTCTTGCCTCCATTGTAATCCGCGAGACGCTTCTGCTGCCATTGCCGCGGTTGGTTTGAGATCAACGATTTGATCTTCGATGTCGCAGATGATTGATGGATTAGGCATTGAGGACTTCTGCTGATTCGTCTTATTTAGATGATGCAAATCCAGTTGCTTGTGCAATTTTTTGTACAAGTGTAATAGGTCGGCGTGTTCCACCATCTTCTTTCCATGCTTCTCGCACAGCATTTGTCATGGGTGGCAATCCAGCTTCTTGCCTAAATAATTCTTCATCCATATCAGACGGAGTGATTGCCCCAGCACGAACTGCTACGCCGTATGCATCAAATTTGGCTTTTAGATTTTCAAAGTTTAATGATTCTTGATTGTCCGAATTGTCATTCTGTTTATCATCACTTTCAGATTTGAAAACTTCTGCTGGTGCAGTTTCGTTTGGCGTAAGCATTGACATTTCTCGATCCTCGATCACCACGCCGTATTTTTCGGCTGCGGATTGCGCTGCCAATTTGCGTAGTGCAACTTCCTCGGCGCGTTCCATCAAATGTTCCTCAAGTGATTTGCCCATCATACCGACGATATCGCGCATATTTCTCGCTCCGATTTTCCACATCGCTTCCAGCTCCTTGCTAACTCGGCCATCGTCGATCGTCAGCTTGGCTGGATAGGTAAATTCCCATTTCCACCAGTCCTCAGACTGTGGTAGGATTCCTTGTTTCTGAGCTTTTGCGACTGCATATCCAACCATGCGCGTGGCTGCGTAGTTTAGAATGTCCTGGCGATCCTCGACTGCGCGTTGAGCCTTGCCGATTTCGCTGCGCTCCGCGGTTCCTTGTCCGGTTGGTTTCCAGACTAGTGAATACGGCCAGTTGATGCCGGCTAGAGCAGAGCGGATGATGCGATCGTGGAACGATTCCCAGACATCGCCAGGGCGATCCGATTTGATCGTCTCAAGTTTGCCACCTGAGTTTGATTTGAAATATCGGATTGCGCCGCCATCCATCGTCTCATAAGTCATCCCCTGCCCGGTTGTGCTGTCGCCAATTAGGATGTTGCTCGGATCGTCTGGGTCTGGTCCTCCGTGTTCGTTGTACTCGATTAAGCCGATGCTCGAAAGCATCATCTGCGCGAGTCGCTCCCAATCGTGAGATTGGAGCATGTCCCGAAGATCATTGAGCGCATGGGTAAAAGCAGGTAATCCTCGGCCTTGTTCTTGCCACGATGGATCGTAAAGGTGGATCACGTTGGCAGCATCGAGATATTCGACTGCTTTGCCGTCCTCGTCGATGACGATGTATTCCTTCGGCGCTCCGCTGGAGTAGTAAACGATTCCATCAATCAGAGTTCCTCCGTGAAATTTAATGCTCGACTGAGATTGATTGAGATCCCTTGGATTTCCGATCCGATGTGATGGAATGTGCTGATAACGCGGATAACCGTCTGGTGTTTGAGTTAGCAGAACGAATGCTTCACCATCGCGGTCGATCGCGGTTGAGATCAGATAGAGTGAAGTCTTGAAATCGTGCATGCCACCGCGAACATCGCCAATGGCATACCATTGGTTTTTGAGCCAATCGGCAGCGATCTTGCCGAATTCGGTATCCATCCCGGTAAATTTCGGCGCCCATGCTCGACCAACTGCATACATTGCCTTCTGCTCGATGGCGCCACGCGCCGGCCCGAGGTTGAGGAAGAGTCGACGCGATGCCGACAGCAAAGTGTGCCGATCATTGTATGGCACTAGCTTGCCAATGTCCTTTAACTCGACTGGTTCCCAAGGACGATCCCTCGACCAACGGTTGGCGGAACGTGCCGCCTGCAAAACCGCCGTGTTGCCCCATTGATCGAGAATTGCCATCGCTCAATCGAGGATGTCAAAAGAGGCCACGCGACCGAGTGCCTGGAGCAAATCCTTGATTGAGCCAAGCAAGTGCAAGACGTAGTGCGGTCTGTCTCGATGACTCATCTAGTCCGATCACCTTTGCCATAGTCACGCCATTCTTGCCTGCGCTGGTAATCGAATCCATGCCGCCCTTCGTCAATGCGCCGCCAGAAATGGCAGCATCAAATGCAGCGCGAATATCTGCCACGCGCGAAGCATCACCATAGGCCCACTGGAATAGGTTGTGCGCAGTGTTATATACGGTTGCCGCCATTCACATGGCGAGAGATGTCAAACATCGAAGCCGGGGATGATCTTGAGCATCAACGCCGCCACGATCTGCATCGCTTCGACGTCCCATCCGTGGTTGTCTCGACGTACTTTGACCCAGCGATATTCTACCTGCTTGGTTTTACCGTTGACGATCTCACGCTTTGCTTCCGAGTCGATCTGCTTGAGGTATTCTTCTGGTGCATCGTCCGGGATTTCCCATGATTGTGCCTGTCCGGTTCGGTGAGCATGCAAAATGTCCTTGATCCGATCTGATGCCCAGAATGCGTAGCGCGCTTTGCGTCCATTGGTGGCAGATGCTTCCGAGAATTTCGAGAATGGTCGATGGATGATGTCGCCATTTTGCTTTTTATAGGCAAATGATGCTTGTCCAGATCCGTGCAGCGCGGTCCAGTCATTCGATGCAGTCGCGCAGTATACCTGGTCCGTGTTGTACTGAGCATCCACGAATGTCATTTTTGGTGCAACCTTCATCCGACGGCGCAGCTCCTCGATCTGGTCATAAGTTTCCATGCGACCGAAGAACAGCAGGCGCGATGATCCATCAGAGCGCCATGCCCGGCAGACTACCCAGAAGTGATCTCGCTGAACGTCGACCGTGATGAAGCGATAGGTTTCATTCTCGACGAGTTGGCCTTGAGAGAATTCTGCGAGTCGGTATCCATCGCCGACGAGTGCTTGGCGGTTGTCTGTCAGATCCTCTTCCCAGCTCTCGGCGAGTCGCTTCTGGATGAATTGCCGCAGGGGATCAATGTTGCCGACCTTCATCGCGGCCTTCGCTTCCAAGTTTAGAAGCGCAATTTCCCAGAGTGGTTTTCGCCAGTTGCAGAGGACGTTGTAATGGAAACCGACGTGACCCGGTAGACCGCTTGATGTTTGAACGTATGAAGCTGACTCTGCCAATGCTCGGCGCTGCTGCGTGTTGTCCGCGCATGTCCAGTCGCAGTCTGGGTTGTCGCATTTTATCTTGGCGGTTTGCGCTCGATTGAGAAGTGACATTTCCTCGTCGTCGTCGATCGCCACATTGCACCATTTCCACGGCTGGATCGTTGTGCATGTTGGGCAGGGAAACGAGAATTCACGCTGGTCAGTTTGCTGCCATGCCTTGTCGAGATCGTCGCCTTTTGTTCCGGCCTGCGAGAGGATGAAGAATTGACGGTTCCAGCGATCGTGCAATCGACCGCGAGATTCGTTGAGCATGCCTGGCTTATACTGCCACGCCTCGTCATTGAAGACGCGACGCATCGACTTGCTCTGAAGTCCTGAGAGATTTGCGCCTGTAAGGAACAGTGACATGTGCGGAAATAGGATCTGCATCTTGCGCTTCTTGTGACGATCCTCCGGTAGCAGTGCTGCGGTTTCCGGCGTGTTACGGATAGCGTAATCCATCCGAGTCTCGGCCCAGTCGCGTAGGTCGTCATCGGTTTGGCCGACGAGCAATGTAGGCCCAGGATCTTCCGAGATGATGTATTGCAGCGCAGCCTCGATGAACGTTGTCTTGCCAGTTCCGATCGGCGCGAGGAAGACAATTTCCTTGGCGTCAGAATCAGCCAAGATGTCGAGCGGTTCACGCTGCCATGGCGCATTTTCAATCTGAAATTTCGGCGTCAATCCATCTTGAATCGCGATGCGTCCTGATGACCAGGCTGATGGAGATAGGAAAATTCTTGGTTTTGTGCCTTGGCAAAATTTGTCGATCGGATCATATGTTTTTAATTCAAGCACTTAATTTTAATTTGAATTGAGGTTCAGTTATTTTATCTGATTTTTGCAAATTTTCTTTTGCTATTAATGGTCGCATATTTGTCCAATGCCAACATTGAGAAATTTGT